GGCGGTGCTATTCACACCCGCTGCCTTCAGAATGATCGTTGGTGTATCAATGAACGTGTTTATAAGGTGTCGAGCGCATCAACCTATCCTAATCGACATCATCAGTTCATTGAGGAATTCCTGGCAGACCTTGTAGTCCCATTGGAGCCGCTGGATCCCATAGAGGTGTTTACACGCCAGTCCAAACCCTCACAGCGGCGACGCAATACCCGAGCTGTGGAGGAGTGGGTTGCACGGGACCTAACGATCAACAATTTCCAGAAAGCTGAGGCTTACCCTAAACCCAACGGCGCTCCACGTAATATCACTACGGTGAACGATAGGTTCAATTACGATTATTCGCGGTACACCTTGGCTCTTGCAGACCATGTTAAGAATAAGGAGTGGTATGGATTCTCTAAGCATCCATATGAGGTTGGCCAACGTGTCCAGAGCGTCTTAAGCCATAGTGTAATGTTCGTCGAGACTGACTACTCCAAATTTGATGGTCACCATTCGCAGTACCTGTATGACCTAGAGCAGGAGATACTTCTTCGTGTTTTTCCCCGCTCTCATGCCGCCGACATCCAACGTATTTGCCGCAACTACGGGAAGCAAATCGGGACTACCAAATTTGGAATCAAGTTTAATGTGTTTGGTACTCGGTTGTCTGGGTCACCAGATACGTCCATTATGAACACCATCCTAAATGCCTTGATCGCGTATTGTGCGATTCGGACTCAGGGAGTCCCTGCCTTGTTCGCCTTGGGCAGATTGGGTGTGTATGGTGGGGATGACGGACTTACCGGAGATATAGACCCGCAACTATACATGCAAGTCGCTAAGGACTTCGGGTTTACACTTAAGGCTGTGGCTAGACCAGCTGGATCGTTTTGTACTTTTCTGGGTCGCATATACCCTTCCCCACTCCACACTTTCCACAGCGTCGCAGATCCGACGCGCGTCTTGGCGAAGGCCAATCTCTATTGCAACCTTGATCGACCCGCCCCCTACAATCTTTACAATCGCGGCTTTGGTTACCTTCAAACCGACGCAGACACTCCCATCATTGGGTCTCTATCTCGTTTGCTTGTTCGCACGGCCTTGCGGGCTGACCCGCGTTTGACCCCCGCGTGTGCAGTCGATGTCCATAGCTATGCTAGAGAGATGGAAGCGCATGAGACCCTGATCGCTCGTCCGGAGCCCGCGTCACGCCACCACATAATTGCTGCTTTCGGGGAGCTCCTACGGGTTGACCCAATCCGAGTTGAAGAGTATGATATGTATTTGTCTGAGTTGACCGATTTGCAGGACATCACTCCTCTGGTAATCAATACTTTTGAACTCGCCCCGAACGTTGTCTATGGGGATAAAGTCGGATTAATATTGTATGAAAGCTCCAATCCTCGGCAGCTCGCCAACCTTGATTTCGTTAACCGAGAATGCATGAAACATCCAACCGGTGCGTTGAACTTACGCTCTGGTGCTGCCGACTCGAGCAGTCCACCGACCTCAGACGCCGGGCCCCCAGGAAGGGGCCGGTCCGGGGGACGTACTACACGAGGGTTACGCTCACGGCAGCAGCGTTCCGCGCGCCGGAGGGCTGCACTCCAGATGTAGTGTTCATCGACGGCTTGACCGGGACTTCCTACTCTTCTATTCCTGACACGGGGGTTTACCAACCTCTTATTATCTTGTCATGTAAGTGTAGTGTGGGTCATGACCTCTCCCTGTCTTGCCGATTTTCCGTCACTCATCCCGTCCCATATTGTGTTTTTCCCCTGCGAGAACCACCTGAGGAGTACATTGAGGTCCAGCGAACCTTTGATGAATTCCTCGCGTATGCTGGAGGCCAATTGCTGTATTGGATTGATGAGACGGGCCACGTGTGTATTACTAGTTCATCTATAATGATTGTCGCTGATAATGTTGTGTTTTCACCAAAGCACCTGTATTAGGTGCTTCATGTCCTGAGCATGACGTTAAACTGCTCACGGATGGGCAATCTCCTGGCTATCGCGCCTAGCGATCAATATTTCCTTAATTTGCTGCTCCTAGGTGATGTTTCTTCTCCTTCTTGGGTTTATTTGTTCTCTCACCGATTTCACCTATCCGTCTTCACTTTCCAATTATGGCATCCATTCGATCCCAGAAACTATTCGATCGTCTCTCTACCGCGGTTGGGGTTTCTGACGCAGGCCGAGCCTGGCTGACTGCCGCTATCGACCCCTTCCATGACGAACCGATTCATGGATTAGTCGGAATGCCAGATGGGCAGAACTCTAGTTCTGTCCTGCAGGTTGTCCGAAGATCCATTACTATAGTGGCTCCTGACACGACCAATAAGTGGGACTGCCATATACAATCGTTGCCGTTTGATACGAACACGCACCTTAGTGGTGCGTTCGGGTATACGAATGCTAATGGTGACGCCCAAGTTTTGGGTCAGAAAGTTCCCCTAATGGTCCAGGCGGCTATGGCCCCGTTGAATTGCAACCCCATCACGATCTGCCGAGGGGTGGCTGGTACCGAGGTCAATGCCTTCACCGGTTCAGTCGCTAACACCAACCGTTTCGGCCTTGCTCCCGGCAATACTTATGTTCAGGGCTTGTATCGGGTTGTTTCAAAGGGATACGAAGTCATGTCCACAGGTCCAGAGATTTCCTCCTCCGGATCATGCTTCGTCTACTCCTCCCCCGCCCCAACGGCTGGGGATTCTGAGAGCTGCTTGTTTGTGACTCATGCCTCTGATAACTCGTGGCAGAGTGGCTACTTGGCTTCCGCAGAGTTCCCCTGCATGCCTAGGAACACTACTGAAATTGACTTGTTGCCAGGAACTCTTAGTTGGAAAGCTAAGGAGGGGTGTTATGTTGTGGACCGTATGTTTGATTGTTCTCAGCAGGCTACCTCTGGCAACTATACTGTCGCCCGCTATGTGGACTGGTCTAAGCGAATCGTGGCTGGTGATTCTGATGGTGGCACCCTTTGGGCTTATGATGCTGACATTATACCTGCCATCGATTATGAACCCCTTAAGTTTAGTGGGCTCACACCTCCCATTTCTGTCGCTGTCAGTGCACCAGTCTTGCCTGCCATAAACCTCACCGCATACCATCACTCTGGTGCGTATTTCTCCGGTCTTAGCCCTACTGACGTCCTCCAAGTTAATGCTATTTGGTACATAGAGCGATTACCATCTGCTCTTGACCTTAACTTGGTGGTTTTGGCCAAGCCTACACCACCACGTGATGAGCAGGCGTTGGAAATCTATAACATTGTTATGAGTGAGATGCCTGTCGGCATGAAATTTGATGCCAATGCTTTCGGGGATTGGTTCCGTGATGCGGTTAGTCTCGTCACTGACAATGTCGCACCGGCGTTGAGCGCACTTCCCGGGCCCCTTGGATTACTCGGGAAGGCAGTGACTGTTGGTGGTGGCCTCGTGAAGTCGATCTTGCCTAAGGGTGAAGTTCGACCCGAGGTACCACCCTCTAACACTGTCCTGCCCTCAAAGTCCGTTCGTGATGTAGTTATTGAAGAACCCACCGTTGTGTCAACCGGGCCATCACCGTTAAACCATCCCAGAAAGCGTTTGGGCCGTCCTCGTCGTTCGAACTCGGCCAGACCCTCCAACCTTTCGAACCGAGTTTCAGCGGAGGTGTCAAAGAAGACCAACAAGGATGTCAAGAGGGCCTTACCCCGTGCCCTCCAGAAACTATCGATCTAATCTATCGTTTGGGCTCCCCAACTTTCTCGTCTATGTCTGACGATATGAGCGAGTATTGCGACTCCCTCAGTGCGGAGTATGAACTAGTTGGGATCCATCCTGATGTTCTTCCCTCTGTTGCAAACCCCGTCTTCAAATTCATTCATCCTGCTGATCGTTACC